GAAAAACCGAAAAGGTTTATTCTCAGGGGTGATAGGATCCTTATTCAGGTATGCGCATCAGAGTGAACAGAATTTTCGTTCTGTTGCTAACACTCTAATGTGTTATTCTCTTTTCAAGAATCAGCAACTTACTGATTCTCAAAAGAAGAAATTTGTTGATGCAGTCTCTGCGTCGACAACATCATTACCTGATAACTTCCGTGAATCCTTTACAAGATTCATGGAATCCAGGAACAAAAGGTTAGTGATCGGGGATCCATCCCCAATCGCTTTCCACCGTGGTGCTGAGAGCAAGAAGGCCCCTAATATTGGTCGTAGAAGTACGATACAAAATGGATCTGGACTTTCGAGTCTAATCTATTTTGCAACTGACGCTCACTTTGAGCTTTGGTCCAAATATAGAGGGATCTACGGACAGGTCTCTAGAGGAGTGGATATCCAACTCTTCAAGAGCTCTCTCAAGAGTGATGGAATTCCCCACAATGACTCTGTCATTGGAGGAGAAGTCCATTTTCTTCAAGAACCTGGTTTGAAGTTGCGAGCAATCGCTTCTCCCTACCTTGTTCATCAAGAAGCACTGCGCCCTTTGGGCAATGCACTCTACTCTCATATGAGAACACTCCCTTGGGATTGTACTCATGACCACACGAAACCGGTTTCTTGTGTTCAGTTACACCTATCCCAGCATAAGAAAGTCCACTCTGTGGATTTGTCGAATGCAACTGATTACTTCCCTTTGGAAGTTCAGTTAATGACCCTCACAGGTCTAATTGGGAATCATCCTTCCATCGATCTCTTTGAAGAGATCAGCAGATCGCAATGGCTATCAACCATTGGGACGATCCGATGGACGCAAGGCCAGCCCTTGGGTCTTTACCCAAGTTTTGCTAGCTTTGGCCTAACTCATGGTTACCTACTGTTGTTCCTCTTGGAAAAGGAATACAACAATGAGTTCTTTGTGTTAGGTGACGACGTGATAATCCTGGATGACGCACTATACCAACGGTATATTACGGCATTAGGTTATCTCGGGTGCCCGTTTTCTCCGGACAAATCATTATCTTCAAACGAACTTTGTGAGTTCGCGGGTAAGATAATCACTTCTAAGAGTGTTC